TTTCATTTAGAGGAGAACTCTTTTCGGGAACGCATAATTTTTCTTCTGGTGGTAACACATTTAAAATAGCGTTGTACACAGCAAATCCGTATACAACATCAAGCACGGTTAAAGTAGGAACTAGCGAAGTTAGTTCTTCTGGAGGAAGTAACTACACAACAGGTGGAGAAACTTTAGGTTCACAAGCTGTTGCTGCTTCGACAGCAGTTGCTTCAGTAGACTTTGCAGATGCAACTTGGTCATCAGCAACTTTTACAGCAGCCTTTGCAGCTATTTATAATAGTACTAACAGTGATAAACTTTGCGTTGTTTTAGATTTTGGAGGAAATAAAACTGCAACTAATGGCACGTTTAAAATTACCTTCCCAGATCCAGCAACACCAGCCAATGCAATTATAAGTATGGCATAGGAGAATAAATGGCTTTAGTAATAAATGACAGAGTAAAAGTAACAAGCACAACTACTGGCACAGGTGCGTTCGCACTTGGTTCAGCGGCAACTGGTTTTGAAACTTTTGCAGCAGGAATAGGAAACAACAATGAAACTTATTATTGTATCTTTAATCAAGGTACTAGTGAGTTTGAGGTAGGACGTGGTACATTAGATGGATCAAGTGCTAACTTAGCTAGAACTCAAGTTATCTCCAGTTCTAATTCAGACTCAGCTGTAGATTTTAGTTCAGGTACAAAAGATGTGTTCTGTACTTTACCTGCAAGTAAATCTGTTTATTTAGATGCTACAGGTAATCCGGTAGGAGCAGCAAGCAATGGTTTTGCATTAGCAATGGCGGTTGCATTATAGGAAATAAATATGGCACAAGATTTTAGAAACGTATTAGTTAGAACAATTGGAACATCAGATACTACACTGTTAGCGGGTGGAAACTATGATGCAGTTATTGGTATTAGATGTTGTAATATTTTAACATCAACTATTGCAATTGATGTTAAGATTGCAAAAGGCGGAGCTGATTACTTTTTAGCAAAAGGAGTAGTTATTCCACCAAACTCTGCAATTGAATTAATTCAAGGTGGAGCAAAAATTGTTTTAGCTAGTGGTGATACGTTAGAAGCCGTCTCTGATACAGCAAGTAGTTTAGACGTGGTTCTTTCGTACATCGATACAATTAGTTCGTAGGAGGAATTATGACTGCAATAATAAATGGTATCCAATATATTGGAGGCCAAACAGGACCGAATGAATTTATACCCAATCAAGCGGCAACGATTGATGGTACACAAACTATAGAAAACGCTGTACTAGCAGGACCAATAACTATTCCCGCAACAATAACAGTAACAGGGACATTGGTAATAGTATAATGAGTAAAATAGAAGTAAATACAGTTGCACCACAATGCGGAACTACATTAACACTAGGTGAATCTGGTGATACGGTAACTTTAGGAAGTGGTGCTAGTCAATCAGGATTTGGTAGAACAGGGACCGTTGATTGGCAAACTGGATCTATTAAAACAGCGACTTTCACAGCAGCAAATGGTGAGGGTTATTTCGTAGATACCACTTCAGGTGCAATCACAGTTACACTTCCAGCTTCACCATCATCAGGTGATATAGTAGCAGTAGCAGATTATGCAGGAACAGCTGGAACTAATAGTATTTTTTTAGCAAGAAATGGTTCTAACTTTGAAGGAGCTGCTAATGATGGTGAAATTTCTGGAGATAGAAATACATTAACAGTAGTTTATGTTGATGCAACACAAGGTTGGGTACCTGTTAATGAAAATGTTGGTTCTTCAGAAAAAAATGTATTTATTTCAGCAACAGGTGGAACCGTTACAACTTGCGGAGATTTTAAAATTCATACATTCACAGGACCAGGTACTTTTTGTGTTTCAGCGGGTGCAGGTCCAGTAGCAAAAGTAGATTATGTAGTAGTAGCTGGAGGAGGTGGTGCTGGTGGTTCTACTAACCCTGGCGGAGGTGGAGCAGGAGGTGGAGCAGGAGGTTATAGAGAATCTCATTGTTCAACTACATCTGGTAGTTATGCAGCTAGTCCATTAGCAAGTTCAACTTCTTTACCTATTTCAGTAACAGGTTATCCAATTACAGTCGGCGGAGGTGGAACAGGAAAAGGACCAGGAGCTTATGTAAATGGATTTGGTTCAAATTCGATTTTTAGCACAATAACATCTGTAGGAGGTGGCGATGGTGGAATGAATAACAGTCCTGGAGAAGTTAGACCACCAACTACAATTTCAGATGGCTCAACATCAACAAGCACATATAATGGTGGACAAGGTGGATCTGGAGGTGGAGGTGGTTTTTTTAATCATTTAGGTGGTAAAGGAAATGAGCCTCCTGTAAGTCCATCACAAGGAAATAATGGTGGACAAGGTTCTGCAGGTCCACAATATTCTGGTGGTGGAGGAGGCGGTGCTGGAGCAGTTGGTTCTAATGCTTCTCCAGGTGCTGGAGGTAATGGAGGTGCAGGTGTAACATCATCTATAACATTATCACCAGTTGCTAGAGCTGGAGGAGGAGGTGGGGCTTCTTCTAGTAGTACAGATGGTTCAGGAGGATCAGGTGGTGGTGGATCAGGAACTTCGCCTGGTGGCACAGGAGGTGCAGGAACAGCTAACACTGGAGGAGGAGGTGGCGCTGGTGGATCACCAACAGATGCTACTGGTGGAGCAGGCGGATCAGGTATAGTTGTAATAAGGTATAAATATCAATAATTATGACAAGTACAATTAAAGTAAACAACATACAAAACCAATGCGGTGCTAACATCATTAATGAAAGCTCTAACACAATAACTTTAGGTGCAAGTGGCGATACCATTACTCTTGCATCAGGTGCATCGCAAACAGGTTTTGGTAGAACAGGAACTGTAGATTGGGTAACAACACCAAAGACTGCTACATTTACCGCAGTAAATGGTGAAGGATATTTTATAAATTCTGGAAGTGCTCTAACAGCAAATTTACCTGCTGGATCAGCAGGAGCTATTGTAGCTTTTTCTGATTATGCAAGAAATTTTGGAACATATAATTTTACAATAAGTCCAAATGGTTCAGAAAAAATTGGTGGTATAGCAACTGATGCAGTGTTAGCGAATGATGGTCAAGCTGCAACTTTTATATATGTAGATTCAACAAAAGGTTGGATTAATGTTCAAAACGTAGATGATTCAGTAGTAGGAGCACAATTTGTAGCAGCAACAGGAGGAAACACAACTGCAACCGTTGATACAAATTTTAAAGTTCATACATTTACAGGTCCAGGTACATTTTGTGTATCTTCTGCAGGAAATTCTGCAGGATCTAACAAAGTAGATTATTTAATAGTTGCCGGCGGTGGTGGCGGAGCTACTCAACACTCTGGTGGTGGAGGTGCAGGAGGTTTTAGAGGATCTTTTCCAAGCCCTAATGGTAACGCAGGTACAACACCAGTTTCAGTTCAAGGTTATCCAGTAACAGTTGGGGGTGGAGGAGCAAAAACTCCTACTGGCCCTAACGTAAATACAACAGCAACGCCAGGTGTTAATTCAACTTGGAATTCAATTACTTCAGCTGGTGGTGGTGGCGGTGGAGGCTACAATGGTTCAGGTCCTTTTGTTGCTGGTGCTAGTGGTGGATCAGGCGGCGGCGGTGCATCTGGGGCTCCAGGTGGCACAACTAGTGAACAAGGATCAGGAGGAGCAGGAAATACTCCTCCTCAATCTTCGCCCGCATCCCCCGTTCAAGGTCACGCTGGCGGATTTGGAACTGGTCACAATTATGGAGGCGGCGGTGGTGGCGGTGCTGCAGCAGTTGGAGCTAACGCTGGTACATCTCCAACAAATACTGCTGGTGCAGGAGGTGCTGGAAAACAAAACAATATTGATGGTAATAACTACTACTGGAGTGGTGGTGGCGGTGGTGGATCTCACGATTATTTAGGTGGAGCTGGTGGAATTGGCGGTGGTGGTGGCGGCGGTTCTTGTAGTGGTACTGCTGGAACCGGTGGAGGATCAGCAATTAATGCTGGAGGAAATGGTTCTAACACTAGTCCATCTTCAAATAAAACAGGTGGTAATGGTGGAGATAATTCTGGTGGTGGCGGAGCTGGTTCTGGTAATAATGGTTCTGATGCTGGAAACGGTGGATCAGGAATAGTAATATTAAGGTACAAATTTCAATAGGTAATATGAGTGAAATAAAAGTAAATAAAATTAGTCCAAGAACAGCGTGTGGTACAACTACATTAGGGGATAGTGGAGACACATTCACAATTCCTAGTGGTGTAACAATTACAAACAATGGAACACAGACAGGTTTTGGTAGAACAGGTGCAGTAGATTGGCAAACATCTAGTATTAAAACAAGCACATTTACAGCAGCAAGTGGCGAAGGATATTTTTGTAATACAACATCTGGTGGTTTTACAGTAAACCTACCTGCTGGATCAGCGGGTGCAATTGTAGCTCTTTCAGATTATACAAGAACTTTTAATACAAATAATTTAACAATTAGTCCAAATGGTTCTGAAAAAATAGGTGGTGTAGCGGATGATGCAATATTAAATGTTAATGGTCAGGCTATTACTTTAGTTTATGTGGATGGAACTGAAGGTTGGATTAATGTTCAAAATGCAGAGGACACAGAAACAGGATTAACTCCAGCTTTTGTTGCAGCTTCTGGTGGAAACACAACAGCCACTGTTTGTACAAATTTTAAAGTTCATACATTCACAGGACCAGGAACTTTCACTGTAAGTAATGCTGGTAATGCAGCAGGTTCTAACAAAATAGATTATTTAGTAGTCGCTGGTGGAGGTGGCGGAGCCACTCAACACTCTGGTGGAGGAGGTGCAGGAGGTTTTAGAGGATCTTTTCCAAGTCCTAATGGTAACGCAGGCACAGAAACAGTTACAGCACAAGCTTATCCAATTACAGTTGGTGGGGGTGGCGCTGGACAATCTGCTGCTCCTAGTGCAGGTGGGACAGCAACATCAGGTTCTAATTCTACTTGGAGTACAATCACTTCAAACGGTGGTGGTGGCGGTGGAGGTTATGATGGTGGTTGTGGAGTAGCTGGTGCTAGTGGTGGATCAGGCGGTGGTGGTGGATCTGCTAGTGGACCTGGGACTCAAGCTCCCCCAATAGCAGCAGGAGGGTCAGGAAATACTCCCGCTCAATCTTCACCCGCATCACCCGTTCAAGGTTTCGATGGTGGATCAGGAGCAGGTCACCAATCTGGAGGTGGTGGCGGAGGTGGTGCCGCAGCAGTTGGTGGAAATGGTGCTGGTGGAACTGGTGGAAACGCTGGTGCAGGAGGCGCTGGAAAACAAAATAATATTGATGGTAATAACTACTACTGGGGCGGTGGCGGTGGTGGTGGATCTCACGCTAACACTGGTGGAGCTGGTGGAATTGGTGGCGGAGGTGGAGGTGGATCTGTTCCTACTGATAGTGCTGGAGCTGGTGGTGGATCAGCAATTAATGCAGGTTCAGCTGCTTCAGGTCCTGGAAATGGTGGAGCTGGTGGAACTAACTCTGGTGGTGGAGGTGGTGCTAGTTTTTCTAATGGTACTAATGGTGCAACCGGCGGTTCAGGAATTGTAATAATAAGATATAAATTTCAGTAGTTGAATGGTAATTAAAATTAATATATAAGGAGAAACATTATGGCACATTTTGCAAAACTAGGAGCTAACAGTAAAGTTATTCAAGTATTAACACTTGATAAC